CTGCCGCCAACTGTTGCTGCAGCACTTGAAAAGCCTGTTCCTGCGTTGCCCCTTCAGGCCCCGTCACAGTGTAATTCTTGCCATCCGGTGAGGTGAAAGTGAAATCTGGCATGTTAGTGTACCTGTACGGACCAACCTGCGGGGAGCGGGGGAACATTCACGGGAGCATTGCCAGTGCCTGAGCCAGGAAGGCCAACCCCACCAGATTGGGACTCTACTTGCATCTTCTCTGCCGTGTCAGCCATAGAGCCCCCTGTCGTCAGCATCTGACGGCGAAGCTTGGCATCCTTGGTAGCCTTCAGCACGTCTTCAGGCAATGGCACCTTCTGCATCTGCTTCAACGCCTCTTGCCGCATCGCCTCTTGTTCCGGGTTTGGAAGAGTGCCAGTGGACTCTAGGCGGTTACGGATGATATCAATGGCGTTGGCATATTTGAACACAGCCACTGCCTTTGGCGTTCCGGCCTGTGCTGTAACAATATCTTGCATCTCGTTAATGGTGGCTTGATTCGCTCCTCGTCCTGCTCCTAGTGTCATAGCACGAGAGATTTCCAGGCCAAGCCCTTTGGTCGCAACATTGTAATCTTGCATATCCTCTGGGGTGAGGGCATTAGTTCCAGTGTTGGTAAGTTGGTGGATAAGAGTGCCATCGTTGATGCCAGTGAAAGGGCCTGTAGTCTGCCCTGTGTCCATTGCACCAATAATACGCAGGCCACGGAGAGCTTCTCGACTGGATGCCACGATAGCTTGTGACACATTGCCAGCATTTTGACCTTGTTTCGACGCCCCAATCTTTACATATGCAGGATCAGACAAGTCCCTGGTGCCCTTGATTGACTGGTCAGGATTATACTCGTATATGCCAGTAGCTGTTTCTATGTGACTAGGAGCTTTTTCAGATTTGGCCTGTTTCATCGACTCTCGCAGCAAGGCTTGGTCAGTGCGCTTCAGACGAACATCCTCCTCGTGATCGGCATGGGCTTCTCGCAGACGTTGCTGGTTTTGCTGAAAATCATTTTGTTTTTGGATGAAGTCAGCCCTCTGCGAAGCAGTCTTGGATGCCAGAGTCGCATTCGTCCGCCACGCCTCGAACTGAGGTGTACCAGGTGCTGGAATAGTTGTTGGATTCTGCCCGGCATCGATAGCCTTTCGCATCAAATCCTTGTAACCTTCAGGAGTGGGATTTGTTCCATAGTCTTCAGCAGCCGTAGCCAATGCTTCTTTCTTCACCTGCTGTTGCTGCGCAACGGCTGCGGCCTGCTCTTTGGCTTCCTGAAGCTTGCCCTTCGCCAATTCCCCCATCTCATTCGCAGAGGTGAAGTCGCCATTCTGCAGTGCAATGGCCGCGCCTTTCTCGTACATACCGGCGGCCTTCACAGGGTCCGTAACGTTGCTTGCATCCTTGGCTGCTTCAGACGACAAAAACGACCCCACAGCCTGCTGGGTTTGCTGTTGGCGTTGTGCGTTGGCAATGGCGATCTGACCCATCGCGATTTGTTGCTTTTTCAGTTGAATGTCTTCTTGCTGCTGCTGAAGCTCTTGGCCTGTGATGATGTTTCGTCCGGCGGCCAGCCCGAGGTTTGTCAAAAAGCCCATGATGGTTTCCTTTAGACGGAGAAGCCCCAGGAGTTGCCGCCACCCCCGAATCCATAAGTATCCCCGCCACCACTATAGTAACTGCTGGCTGTTCCGGAGGGGACCGAGTAGCCAAAAGCATTAGCAGAGTCTGGGCTAGCGAAGGGATTTATGTTACCGTAGTTGTTTAATCCAGTGGTGACAGCTCCGCCGATTTGGTTGCCAAGAGCGCTGGCGGCTTGCTGATTCGAGACGTTTTGGCCTTGCAGGATTTGGCCCGCCGTGCCAGGGGAGCCAATGTTTGCGCCAGCCAATTGGGCCAACAGCTCTGCTTGGTTGTAGTACTGCGTGGAGGCTTGGTTGCCAGCCTGTGTGGTGAGAGCGGACAGCACATTCCCACTGTTGAGCATGCCTTGTGCCGCAGCCGAGCCTTCCACACCCTTCAGAGCCTGATCCATCTGGAACTGATACCCCGGCGTGCTGGTCACCGAAGAGGGGTTGTTGATGAGATTCGAGAGCATGGTTTGATACTGCGGGCGTTGCGATGCAAAGGGATCAGCGGCATTCGCGGCTTGTTGTGCTCCGCCACCACCACCCACAGCCGAACTAACGAGCGACGATGTTGCTGCTCCCGCAACACTTGCCCCAACTGCTCCGGCGATTACGCACATGATTACTCTCCCTTCGGAAGGTCTTTGAGCTTGAGTTCCATGACCACATCATCGGCGATGTAGCCACGCTTTTCGAGGATTTTGAAGAGCAGCCCCGTGCGGGTTACTGGCCAGCCCACGACACTGACGCCACGGGTGCGGAATTCTTCCTCGATGCTCGACATGAAGCGGGGCATGCACTGGCGATGGGCTGGTCGCACGTAGAAAGTGTCAACATTGCCGCACAATTCTTTTCGAAGATGGAGGCTGTGATAGGTGATGAGCAAAGCGTAGCCCTGCAAAACCCCCTCACCATCTCGCAATGTCATGGCAACGAGGAAACCACCAGCCTGCATTTCAAGATACCGCTCATTGTGCGGGTCAATCGGCAGCCCACGCTGGCCATGGTAGGCACAGGTGTCTTGCTTGATTTCCGAGCATTCATCCCAACACTCTTGACCAAGGGGTGTGATTTCCGCCGCGAGGTCGAGGGTGAAAGGCTCAATTGCAATTTTCATGGAATTTTCCATAGGAATTAAAGTAGATTACTTCCTACAAATAATTGTTTTACCGGGGCAACCCTGCCGTCAGAACCTTCATTTCATTCAATCGCATCGGTGTGTTGCCAGTGTACTGCAGCATCCATGCCCTGCGACGGCTTGAACCACAGTTTCGCATTTGTTTGCGCACCGTGGACATGTCGATTTGTCGTGGAGTGCTGAATGTTTGATAATCGTCATCACTGTAGCTCACATTCACCATTGTCCCGGCGGTTTGTGTGTCCGCAATCTGTTGCATGACCGCAAATCGTTTCCAATTAAGTGTACCCCAATCGTAGTTGGGAGTGACACAGGTCATGTTGATGTTGCCTGTGGCATCGGTGTAAAGAGAGGGGCTGATGCTCATCACTTGGCCGGTGGTGGTGTCCTGTGTGTAGTCACCAAATGCACCTTGCGCCCCGAATGCCGAAAGATAGCCTCGGCCAACAAAATGCTGCTCCACTCCACCCACCACGCTAGACCAAGTGCCCCAAATCCCCGTGGTAATGTCATACACAAGCGTCAGGTTGATTTGCGATATGTTGAGCACATAGAAAGAGTGCCCTGCAATCTGAATACCGAAAGACCAAATGTTCAGGGAATTGAGATCAAGCGCTGTGTTATTGAGAATTCGCTCAATGTATTGGTCACTGATCTTCTGCATATTCAGGCCATTGAGGGCTTGCACTGAACGACCGTACAGAGGAGTGGAGCCCACAAAATACGTCACATCATTGATCTCGCTCACCGTTGCGGCGTTGTATGCGCCAGTGCGGAAAGAGGCACTGAGAACGGGATTCAGAGTAATGCCAGAGCCGTTGGGGGCAGCATTGGCGTCGTAGTAAACCTGCAGGCCGCTTTGGTAAAAGGCCAGAATATAGTTCAAATGGCGGGAGACCGTCACTCCCTGCCCAAATTCAATATCAGCCTGAACAAAGTCCAGTGCTGGCCACGTTGTCGGATCGTTGATGGCGCTGCCAATGAGTTTTCCCGAAAGGGTCATGGCATAGTAAACGCCATCAAGATAGGCAATCCCAAAGACAGGAACGTTGCTAACGTAATTCGAATCTGTGACCTTAGTGAACGTTGATCCGTTAAACGTCCACAATTCCCCTTCCTGATTTTGGACTACTGAGTTTACCGTTGCGGTTTGACTGTCAATTGACGTGAAGAACTGATGGGGGTTCGAGACACTGGGGATGGCAATGGGACTGTTTTGGCCTACTGGATGCAACCCATAGGCAGTGTCATTCACAATAAAATAAGGTGCACCGTTGAATTTGAAAAACCCTTGCGCAGTGCCTGTGATGGTTGAGGCATAGGAGGTGCCAGGGCGTTTGACGACCGCAACCCCTTCGCCCTCTTCCTTCTCCATGAAACAATTAACCATTTTGGCATCTGTCGTCAGCGTGCCATCCCGCGTACCGATGGGATGCCCCCACGAAATGCTAATTTCATTGTTGGATTGTGCTGTTGCCATCACATCCTCTGACGTTCGCTAGGCGTGAAGAAAACGCTGGTTTGCTCTTGACCAAATTCTGCGTTGAAGAACTTGTCACGGTAGCCAGTGGCCTTCTCATTGATTTCACGACGCTCATCGGCTGGTGTGCGGTATTCGAGGCAGATTTCATCCGCCAGACACCACTTGAGCATGCGGTAGGCTTCCTGTGGAAAGTACAGATTGTTGGTCAACGATCCCACATCCATCATCTGCAATTGCACCACAACGTGAATGGTGTGCGTGGCGTCAATCGGCACATCGTACAGGGTGAGTGTACCGTTGTTCAGCTGTGGGTCATACCAGACCTGATTGGGGATACCCGGCTGAAACTTCTGCCCCAAGGTGTCCCAATCATACCGAGAGGTCATGATGAGAGTGACACTGTTCCCCGCTTGATCCACAATGTATTGGTCAAGAATCCGCAGCGGGAGTGTCGTGCCCGTGATGGTCGACAGATTGTAGGTGGCTTGCCCTATGACAGTGGGGAACGAAACGTCTTTCACACACCACAAGGGCAAGCCATCCTGTGCCATCTCCTTCACCAGGATTTCCAATGCCTGCAAGACATTGGCAGTGTCCGTATCAGGAATGGTCTCATACTCGTCAAAGGCCCCCGTTAGCCTCAGCGCCGCCTGCACTGTCTGCAGCGCTGTCATTCCAAATGTATAAGTGCCGCTGTAGGTAGGCATGGCAAGGCTCTCCAGTTACCGATATTTTGCTTTCTTCTGCTTTTGCTCTCGCATGGCCTGTGTGTGAGAGACTTTGCGGGTCATCAACTCGGCCATCTTTTTGGCCCCAGCTTTGGCCGTCAACTTCGAGGACGCTGGCTTTGGCTGTCTTTTGGCCGTTGTGGTGGCAATCTTTTTGTGCATGATGGCATCCTGTTAAGTGATAAGCGTCCCTGTGAGGAACCCACTAAAGCTCCCCGCAGCCGTTACCGTGCCTGATCCAGTTGTTCTGGCGCAGGTTATTTTCACATCAGCCGTTGCAGGGACTAGTTGTGGGGGATCGAATGTTTGCTCCATCGCTCCATTGCTTATGCCGTATGTAGCCACGGTCACAAAAATACCCGGAAGTAGGGTGTTAGCAAGGGCGGAAACTCGCAAATCGAATTCGATGAATTCCCCCACCGTTGTGGAGCATCCGCTGAACACACAGCCAGTGAGGTATCCAAACATATTGGAGGGCACAGTGCCTATAGCTTGTCTGGATGCTGTGTATGTGGCATCGATTCTGGCGTAGGTGTTTCCCCCATTGGTTACGGTGATGTTACCAGCCGCCGACCCCCCGCTGCCCACAGAAGCTGAGAACACCTTGTTGATTCTCAGAATATTGGTGGGCGTTGTCAGTACAGGAGTCGTACCGTTTAGGGTGACCTGCGTTAACTGCTGATTGTACTGGTCGTCAAGATACAGGATAATAACCCCCCTGACGCCAGTACCAGCAGCAGAATCATTCGCGCTTGTCGATACGACAGACATTTGGGTAGGGGCAGGCGGAAAAACATAAGTCCCGCCCACATTCCACAAGTCTGTTCGAACGTTTGTAATGCCGGTAGCGCGTCCAACTGCCGTTACCCGCGTACCCATGATTATCGTACTCCTGCATTTGTCAGGCCAATTTTGACCATCTCCAATACAAGAGTGAAAACCTGGATACCAGAGGCCCAACCCGTGGTCAACATTTGGATATCGCCAGTAGGGCTGGTGGCATTGTCAGGCAATCCCCCAAAGTCCACGAAGCTCATGCGGCCGCGGCCAGCCAGAGGCATCAGCGGGGTGTTTGGCGTGCCCTTCCACTGAAGCTGAATCTCCAACTGGTCCGTCATCGAGTAGTCAATGTGCATCAACTGCACCAGTGGCGGGGCTCGAAACGTTGCAGACGGGGTGACAATCGTCGTCAGTGCAAGGTCAGAGGTATCAAGAGTGCCTGTGACCTTCACCACAAGATTGCGCGGCCCGTCGACAATCGTTTGCGTTGTCAGAACGTTAGCCATGACAACTCCTTAGCGTTCGGTCGAGGCAACAAGATAGTCAACTCCGACCGTGACAGCATTCGCCGAACCGTTGGTGTAGCTGACGATAGGAGACAGCGTGACCGTGGGCAGCGTAGGGACTTGCAGGAGGGCCACGGCACCACGAGGGGCGGTCGAGCCAACAACGCCACCGTTAATCTGGTTGTTGCCCGTGGTCGGGTTCCAGAAGGCTGCCACGTTGCCGAGAGCATCAACGGCAATACCCAATTCAATGTAGGTGGAGGCCGCAATTACACACGAAGCGGGCAATGCCACACTGGTGTGCGTCGATGCCGCAATCACATCGAGCACAAACGTGGTGCCCGCCGCTGCCTTGTACAGGACAATGCCGTTGACGATGCTGGCCTCAGCCACTGCCGTAGAGGTCAGGCCACAGTAAAACGCCCCGTCAGTGCGGGACACGGTGCCTGCAAACTTAAAGAACGTTTGCTTGTTGGCCGTGCTAACCTTGAATGCCGTAGGATTCTTGATGAGGAAAGCGGAATCCGATGCGCCAGCGGTGGTCGAAAGATTGAGGATGCCTCCATCGCCAGCTGCCAGTGCCGCTGCCGGGGTGCCCGTGCCCGAAAGCGTCCAATCACCCGACACATACTGGTCGAAATCATTGGCGTAGGTGTGTGCCCACGTCGGATCCAAAAGCCCCGCATTGCTCATGGTTTGCCACTGCGCAGCGTTCGTGACGCCGAGGGGCATGCGCGTGGTTTGGGAGTTGCGGTTGGTGCTGCCTGCCGTTGCCATAGTAAATCTCCGTCAATTCAGTGAAAAGCGGGATTTATTCATAGGAAGTAATAATTATTAATTCCT